AAATAAAAACATTTTAGAAGGTATTGACGAAGAAGGGACTCCGGATATGAAGTATTATGCTTTTGATTGGGACGATAATATTATGAATATGCCGACAAAAATTATATTAAAAGACGATGAAGGTAATGAAGTGGGTATGTCCACTGAAGATTTTGCTGAATATAGGACATTAATAGGTAAAGAAGATTTTGACTATGAAGGTCATAAAATTGTTGGTTTTGGTGATGACCCGTTTAGAAATTTCGGAGTTAAAGGTGATAAAAAATTTATAATTGACTCTATGTTAGCGTCTGTAGGTCCGGCTTGGCCTGATTTTGTAGAAGCTATTAACAATGGTTCAATTTTTTCCATTATAACTGCGAGAGGTCATACCCCATCAATTTTAAAAGAAGCTTGTTATAATTTAATTGTTTCTAATCACAATGGTATAGATTCAAGTGAATTGGTAAAAAACTTGGAAAAGTTTAGAGATATTAGCGGACAAGAGAAGATTTCTAAGAAAGATATGATAAGGGAGTACTTAGACTTGTGTCGTTTTCATCCTGTAAGTTATGGAGAAGGTTCGGCAACTGACCCTGAAGAAGGTAAAGTTAAGGCTTTACGTAAATTCATTGAACATATTAAATTAATCTCTAAAGAAATTAAAAAAAGAGCTTTCCTCAAAAACAAAGTTTCAAATAATTTTACTCCGACAGTTGGTTTCTCAGATGATGATATACGTAATGTTGAGGTTATAAAAGATAGGTTTAAAGATGAACCTATGGTAAAAACGTACTCAACCGCAGGTGGAATTAAGAAACCTTATTAAATATTTTTTAACAGTATGTAATATATTACTAGTTAATTATATATTTATAAATAAGAAAAATAAATTTAAGTATTAGTTATTATAGTTCTAGTTAGAGAATATTTTAAAAAAAAATAAAGTAAATAGAAAAATTTCAAATAACTTATATTTATATAAGAAATTAAAAGATAAACAAAAATATTAAATAGAAAAAACAAATGGCTGATTTATTAATGAAAATGCCCATACCATACGAACCAAAAAGACAAAATAGGTTCGTTCTGAGATTTCCATCATCTCTGGGGATAAATGAATGGTTCGTAGAGTCTACATCAAGACCTAAAATAACTGTTGGAGCAACAGAGATACAATTCTTGAACACATCAACATTCGTAGCGGGAAGATTTAATTGGGAACCCCTTAATGTTACATTTAGAGACCCAATAGGACCTTCGGCATCACAAGCTTTAATGGAATGGGTTAGATTGTGTGCAGAATCTGTTACAGGACGTATGGGATACGCTGCGGGATACAAAAAAAATGTTGACTTAGAGTTGTTAGACCCAACAGGTGTTGTTGTTGAAAAATGGATATTGGAGGGGACCTTTTTAACCTCAACTGATTTCGGGGCACTTGATTATAAATCAGATGCTATCGCTAATATTACGGCGAGTATGAGAATGGACCGTTGTGTTTTAGTGTACTAAATAAGAAAAAATAAACCTTATTTAAAAACCTGTACTTTGTATGGGTTTTTTTTTTACATTTACTATTAATAACCTTTATAATTAATAAAAGTGAATTATAATTGTGTTAAAGAAATTTTATATGGACGATAATTTAATAAAGGCTGGTACTGAAAACTTTAGTTTACCACACGATGTTGTAAAGTTTCCTACAGGTGGAAAATTTTATAAAAACAAAAAAAAATCAATCAAGGTAGGGTATTTAACTGCGAGTGATGAAAATATGTTACTTAATGCTTTAGAGAATAACGCATCTGAGTTAACATATCAATTACTACGTAGTAAGATATACGAACCTGATGTTAGACCTGAAGATTTACTTAATGAAGATATTGAATCAATATTGTTATTTTTACGTAACACATCTTTTGGTCCTGAGTATATTTTTAAATTAAAAGACCCGGCAACATCAAAAATGTTTGAACAGACGGTTACATTAGATGAACTTGATATAAATAAACCTGATGTTGAACCAACTGAAGAAGGGTGTTTTGTTGTAAAATTACCTAAATCAGATGTTACTGTTAAACTTAAACCATTAACTTTTGGTGAAAATCGTGAATTGGAGTCACAAAAGAAAAAATATCCGTTGGGTAGAGTTGCACCTGTGGTCAATTGGAGATTGGAAAAACAAATTGTCGAATTAAATGGTAATACCGATAAAGGTGAGATTAGTAAGTTTATTAGTGAAATGCCTATATTTGATTCTAAGTTTGTTAGAAACTTTATAAATAAAAACGTCCCGTCCTTGGACTTAAGAAGGAAAATTTACGCCCCATCAGGAGAATTAGTGACATCGGATGTTGCTTTTGGGGTGGAGTTTTTTCGGCCTTTCTTCTAGTCATAGGCAAAATCTGCTCGAGGAGTTCTATCTTATTAATAAGTTTATTACTTTATCGATGAAAGACTTCAACGAATTACCTACATATGGTAGGAGATATATTTTAAATAGAATAATAGAAGACAATACACCAAAGAGTTAAAATTACTTTTTGGTGTATTTATGTTATATAGAAAAAGTTAATTATGGCGGATAATCCACTTTCATTTAAAAATTTAGAAGAGTTAATGAAAAACTCTCTTATACCCAGTGCGGATAAGTTAAAGGATAAAATTTATGAAGTAGATAATGCCGCTTTTGAAGTCAATAAGACGTTTGGTTTAGCTGGTGAACAGATTATGGCTATTAAATCTTCGTTAACCGGAGCCGTTAGTCAGGTTGAAAGGTTAGGTGGTAGTATGATGGATGTGAAAAACATCATAAGTGGTATTGGCGATGAATTAGGTAGAAGTTTAATAATAGAATCTGATGCTATTGCAGATTTGTATGCGGCAAGTGAAATCAGTGGTAAAAGTACTAGGTCGTTAACAAGTACTTTTAAGAGTGCAGGATTTTCTATGTATAATGTCGCTAAAGAAATTGAAGGTATTTCTAACTCTTCTAGAAGTATGGGTCTTAATACCGTAAAGGTTACAGAAAAAATAACTGATAATATCGGTCAATTAAACCGATTTAATTTTAAGGGTGGTATTGATGGGTTATCTCGTATGGCAGCGGAGTCAACAAATTTAAGGGTTGATATGAAAACCGCTATGGACTTAGCTGATAAAGCTTTTAGTCCTGAAGGAGCAATTGAAATTTCAACAGCATTTCAACGATTAGGGGCGACAATACCGGGACTTACCGATGTTAATGAATTGATGTTTAACGCTCGGAATAACCCTGAAAGGTTACAAGAAGACTTAGCTGAATATGGTAAACAGTTTGCTAAGATGAATGAGAATGGTGACTTTGAAATTATGCCCGGTGCAAAAGCGAGATTAAGAGAAATTAATAGTCAACTTAATTTAGGTTCCGGTACCATGCAAAAGTATGCGTTGGGGGCGGCTGAATTTGATTATAAGATGAGTAGAATTAGGATGCCTAATTTTGATGTGTCTGAAGAAGATAAAAAATTAATTGCTAATATGTCCGAATTAAAACCGGGAGGTTCTGCGACAATTAAATTTGAAGATGCTGAAGGGAAATCACAAACTAAAAATGTTGTTGAATTAACTGAAAGTGACGTAAAAGCGATTAAAGATAGCGCGGCTCCTAAAGAGATTCAAGATGTACAAAAACTTCAATTAAGTACTCAAGAATCTATTGATGCTTCCCTGAAGTCACTTCTTAATAAAACCGCATCAGGTATTGCGGGTGCTAAGACATCTAATGATATTTTAGAGGGAGCGGAATTAGTTGAGACTACGATATACGATACTTTTAGTACCGCGCTAGGTAAAACTGAAAAAATAAGTGAAAATGTTGATAAAGTTACGGATACGTTAGTGAATTCTGTTGAAAAACTTGTTACGGGTGAAATGGAACTTACCGAAGTATTAGGGAATATTGGTCGGGTAGGTACTGAAGTTTCTGAAGATTTTACGAGCAATTTTAAACCGGCTATGAAAGTTATTACCGATAACATTGAAGAATTTAAAACGGGTACTAATAAATTTAATGGGGTGTTGGAAGCACTTACGGGATTTATTGAAACGGTAGGAAACAATTCTCAAGTAGAAAAAACTCCAGAGGTTAATGCTCAAGATTTTATAAAAACACCGGGGATGGGTATTCAAACATTACCTCAGGACACTATATTTGGTGGTACAGGATTTGAAAGTTTCATTGATGGTATAAAAGAAATGAAATCTATACCTACTAGTAATAACACTGATAATACTCAATTACAGGATTTTATAACTCAAATGAAAAGTATGAAATCCTCTATGAATAGTGGTGATGACAATAAAACTCCTGTTGAGACAAAAACAACTGCTGATATCAATCTTAATATTAAAATAGATGCTCCTAATCAAATAGATACTAATCAAGTTGTTTTGGCATTAGAAAATCAAGGTGTTAGAGAAAAGTTATATGAGACTATGAGAGAAACTATGTATAATAATGGTCTATCCGCACCTACTTCATCTAAAACTAAACTAATGAACCCTTATATAACTTCTTAAAAAATAACTTATTAGTCTATTTATAATAAAAATATAAAATCTTATTATGAGTAGTTTATCATTTGCTTCTACATCTTCTTTTAGGAACTCACTCATGGGTGTTAACTTACCCCCATATAATGTTCCGGGTACATATACACCTCCGGGAGGTCCTTTAACGTATCCAACACAACTAAGTAATTTTAGTGTTGTTGATTCACCTGATTTTTTAATTGCTAATAGTCCGTTTCCTAATCAATCATATGTTTTAAATGAATTTGGTCCTACGGGGGGTTTTAATAATACAATTACATTTAATGGTCCTTTAGTACCTGTTATACCTACGTATGCTGAGTATAGTCCTACTCAGACTAATATGGATATACTAAATGATACTTTTATTGACGCGGCTTACTTACAAAACGCTTATGGTCCTCAAGGAGGGTATCAGTATATGGTCACGATGACTGATATACAATTAAATAATTTTATTTATCAACCTTATTGGGACCCACCTAATTTTACTCCGTCAAGTTACAGTCCTTATAATATACTTTTTTCTGATAACCCTCAAGGTGATGTAGGACCACTATCTCAAGATTCATATTTAGCTAGATTAGGTGCCGAACAACTTAAGACGTCTTTTCAAAATAGAGTCGACGCTGAAATATATCAAAATACGGTTGGTTTAGTTAACTTAGATTCACTACAAGACCCATTTGAAGCATCTTTAATTGCTACAGGTCAAGAACCTTTAATATATAAAAATTGGAGGATTACAGTACCTGAAAACCCAATTTTACAAGCCGCGGATTTTATAACTCGATTAGGTGGGGCTTATTGGCCCGTATCACCAATACCGGGTGATTATTTTGATGAGCCTAATTTTGATGATAAACAAACATCAAAAGCTTTAAATGTTGTTAATCAATTAACAGGTGGGTTCTTAGGACCTATTCTTAATAAAAGAAGACAACCGTCACAAGTATTTATTGCTAATACCGGTAATGGACAAAGGTCGGCTCTTTTTAGGTCTTTAGATTATAATAGATATCAGCCAGGTTTTAGTAAGGATTTCGGTGGGTTATTAGGTATTGGTCAAGGTTTGGTTAATCTTGCTATTGATTTGATAAACCCAAATAATGGTACATTAAATGGGGGTTACTATGTTGGTGATAAAAATTCTGACCCATCAACAATAACATCTCCACCTAATCAAGTTCCCGTTAATCCATTTGGTCAACAAGAACAGTCTCCTGTTTATGGTCCATCTGAAATGGGTAAACTATATGAGGGAAATATTGATAGTTTAAATTTTGGACTCGCAGGTAAATCATTGACAGATGGTGGGGGTATAACAGGTCAGTTTGTTTGGGTTTCACCTAAATATAAACCTAACGCCGGATTTAAAGTAGGTCCGGGTGGTGATACTACAAGTCAAGACCCTAACTATAATCTAATATCAGGTCAATTTACTGATGGTGAGTCTACTAAATTAACATTTAAAGAAACTTCAATATTAGATAATACTCAAAGACTTGTTGATTCTGCGGATAATGTTAGTGGTATTGCTAGATTAAAACATGTCGGTAATGCAATTAATCAAGTTAGTAAAGTTTTTAATGATGGGTATAAAGAGATAACTAAAGGTTCTCAAGTCTTATCATATGTTAATAATGCTGATGGTAGTCAAGCAGGTATTGAGTATTGTCGAGTTTTTACTAAAGATACTCCTTATTATACGTACAATGATTTACAAAAAACAGATGGAATCGTTGATTCAGGTAGAAAATTTAATAATTCTATTTTAAAAAACACTTTCAATTTAAATATTGCACCTACGAGTGAAAACGTTGTTAAAGTTGAAGGTACTAATAATTTTGTAGCTAAGAAATATATGTTTTCTATTGAAAATTTAGCTTGGAGAACATCAAGTAAACCAGGTTTTAGATATGATGATTTACCTAATTGTGAAAAAGGTCCTAATGGTGGTAGAGTAATGTGGTTCCCCCCTTATGATATTGACTTCAGTGAAAATAATACGGCTAATTGGTCTTCCACATCATTTTTAGGTAGACCTGAACCTATATATACGTATAAAGATACTACTAGAACGGGTAGTCTAAAATGGAAGATAGTTGTTGACCACCCATCAATTATGAACTTAATTGTGAAGAAACAGTTAGAAGGTGTCAATAAAGAAAAGGTAAATTCTATGTTAGATTCCTTTTTTGCGGGATGTTTAAAATATGATTTATATGATTTAGGTGTTAAATTTAACACAATCCCTTCCTCTGATTTATTTACATATCAGGAAATATTAAGTAACAATCCTACTTTTGAGGAAGTCAGTGATATTGTTGATGAACTACCTAAGGGTGAGTCAGAAAATGATAGTGTTGATAATAACGACCTTAGTTTAACGGAATTTAAAGAAAAATATGATGATTTAGGTTTTTATTTTGATAATGATAGACCTGACCCCAACACTAATAATACAACGTCCTCAGTTCCATTTAATGAAACATATGGACCATATACTAGTTCATCAAATATAAGTAAATATGTTACAAAGGCTAATGGTCTTTTTGATGAGGGTAGTCCAGAAAGGAATGTACAACAATTTTTTGATTTAGTTGTTATTAATAATTTTAAAGCCATTTCTGAAAACCCTGAAAGTAATTTTATTAAAGATGCTTTTGATATATTAAAAGAAGAGAAAGCTAGAATTACTGTTAAATTAGTTGGTTCCGCGTCTGCACCGGCATCACGAAATTATAATGAGAATTTATCAAAACGAAGAGTGGATTCTGTTAGACAGTATCTCAGTGAAACTAGTTCGGGAGACGCTAATTTAAGTGAGTTTTTCGATGATGGGACAATAAAAGTTGAAGCTGTGGGTGAAGCAGAAAAAATTGTTTTTCCTAAAACTAGCCCTGACGGAACCATTACTACCGGAAACACAACTTCTAGTCAGAATATAGTGGGTCAGTTTGGGTCCGATGTTGATTGTACCAAAAATATTAAAGATAATACCGGTAGTATTAACCGAGGGTCTCAGATTTACTCTGTAAATGCTATGGCCTGTAGAAGAGTTAGTCTAGTAATCGAAACGATTCCTCTCGACAAGGTAACAACAACAACGACAACGGAAGTACCTAAGACAACGATTGTTAAAAAAGATAATATTACTAAGACAGTACAAGAAAAGTTAAAAGAAGGTATTGGTAAGAGGATTTTAAGAAAATTATTATCTGAATGTGATTATTTTGAGGTTATTCAACAAGAAAACCCTATGGTGTATGATTCAATAAAAGAAAAAATAAAATATTTTAATCCGGCATTTCATTCTATGACTCCTGAAGGGTTAAATGGAAGATTAACCTTTTTAAATCAGTGTGTTAGACCGGGTGAGACAATACCTATTGTTAGAACAGATAGTAACGGTAACGATACTTTAGTTAGTAACGATGCTCAAAACACTTCTTTTGGTTCACCACCTATTTTAGTTTTAAGAATTGGTGATTTCTATAACACTAAAATTGTACCTAAAAGTGTTAACATAACTTATAATCCGTTGAATTTAGATTTAAACCCCGAAGGTATTGGTGTACAACCTATGATTGCGGACATTACACTCAGTTTTGATTTCATAGGTGGTCAAGGATTGTCAAAACCTGTTGAACAATTACAAAACGCTTTATCTTTTAACTATTACGCTAACACTGAAGTGTATGATGAGAGAGCTGTAGCTACTGAAGATAGGTCAGATTTAGATAGAGAATTAATTCAAAAAATTATTGACAGGGAAGAACAAGCAAATGTTGAAAATAATATTCCTCTACAAGGGGGTAACACAATAGGTGTTGTAACTTCTGAGGAAACTGCTCTTAGTGGATATGTTGGTACTATAACATATCAAAAAATAATGGATGAGTTATTAGATGTTCAAAAAAATTATTATGAATCTATTCCAAATAAAATAGAGACCTTTGTTAATGAAAATAATTTTGGCGTATGGAATTTGGTTTCAAAAAATAGAAAATACATTGAAGGTCAAGTAACTTTAAAAGATAATGAAATTCTTAATATTCCTATCTATGGTAAACCTGAAAATGTTCAAAAAAATATAGATAACTTATTTCAGTTTTTAATTGACGATATTAACGATGATAGTAATTTTATAATTAGTGAATTAGGTAAATTAAACTTCCAAGCACCTCAAATAGATGCGGTTAAGGTTAATATGATAAATTATATTAATAATTATAAAGTTGAGTTTTCTTCACCAATTTTTACAAAAATTAATGAAATGGTACAACAACAACAAAATATGATTATGTTACTAAGACAAATTAATTTAATTGTTGAACCAACTTCAGCTGTAACCCCTTTAGAAGCGACTACTTTTGATGGGAAAATACCTAGTGTTGGTATACCAATTATTTATAATACGAAACCAA